AAGATTTAAACTCATATTAATATTTATATAAAAGTATACCTTTTTACACTATATTATCTTCTTCTGAATCATCAGATGGAAATACATAATACCTATGATCTTCTTCAGACACATTAAAAAATGTACAAGCCCCTGAAAAGGTATCAAAATATGACCAGCCATCAACTGGATAAGTGTACGTATCTTTTTGAGATATATCTAGGGTATAATCTTTGTTAAGAAGATGTGTACCGTGAATTATAACAGATGCGTTTGTATCTACTTCTAATTTGTAAAATCCTTTTTCTTCTTCCATAATTTATGTATTTAAAGTCCAACCTTTATTTGTTGCTATTGCTTTATCGTCATCCGTTAAATCTGCAGTATAAGAATTATCTCTTATATCAAGCGTAGCACTATGCGAAATTGTTACTAATTGATTAAAAATTTCTAACATTTGTGTGCGTGGTATTGGATTATATCTTAAATCTACATTGTACTTAAATCCTGTTTCAACTTCTGTAAATGTAACTGCATTTGTAGCTCCAGACCAGTCTGCTGCCCAAGGAGTAAATTGTGTGGTTGAAGCTGCTGTTGAACTTTCAGTTGGGGTATCATCAGAGCTATCTTTAATAGTCCATGTATAATTACCACTGCTTTCAGCGACTGTTAATACACCATTGCCACCATTTTGTGTATATCCAGTTCCTGCAGCAGTTATATGATACTCACCACTTATATCAGCATGATTTGCAACGGTCACGTTTATTCGTGGACTTGCATAACCAGCTCTAAATGTTCCAGGGAATTTAATAGCATTAATGCTTCTACAATTAGAAAACATTTGATTATAATCATTATTTGCATCAGCGAAAGAAAAGTCAACCCCATCAATGCAAACAAGAGAGTGATTATTAATACACATTCTGTAATATGACCCGTTACTTGGCCCAGCTATCATTCCAGTAACTTTAATTTGGTTTAATCTTCGCATATACCCGAACGTCTGGTTTGTCGATTGGCTTCCTGTTAAATTTCTAACTTTTATTTCTGGTAATTCCTCTAAGCATTCCATATTTCGAAAGGTTGCGTTCATCTTTGTACAATTAGTAAAATCCAAATGAGTGTATAGAGAACTAAAACTACGGATGTTTCTACTATCATAAAAAAGCGATGATGCATCACTACATTTAGTAAATTGACCTACAAAAGGAAATTCAAGTAATTGGGTCAATCCACGAAATAGTCCGGTCATTACGACAGTACTAGCATTTATATTTGTAAATGCATCTGTAGTGCCGTCAAATAAAGAAGAAAAATCCTTTAATTCTCTATTTTCGAAAAATACTTGCGTGAGCCCGTGGGAGCTTACTTTTTGTATGTTAAATCCTTTTGGAATTTTTGTCAGTCTTCTGCAATTATAAAACATATTTCGTAGCTGAACATTTTCGCCAGCACCAGTTGGTATTCCTAAGTATGGAATATATCTTAATTTAAAACAGTGTACGAACGCATTATAACAACTACCCAGATTACTTTGTTCAGAATCGCCAAATAACCCCTCTGGAAGGTATTGTAAGTTAAAACACGTATCAAAGCATTGCTGCAGTCTACTCATATTTTTAAACCAAAATTTATCTTGACTAGCAAATTCATCTGGTAAAAATTTTAATTTGTTGCAATGCATGAAAGCATAAAGATAATCTCTAGAAGTATCATTACGAATCCAAGGTACAAAAGGTATTGATTGAAGCGATCTACAGCCTTGATACAAATATCGAGGATTAAATAATCTATTTGAGCTGGTGTTTCTAATTTCTAGCTGTTCGCAAAGTCTCAAGGGCCGATTATTGTTTATATTATGGTCGACCGCATTGCTTGTACTAATAAACAAATCTAATATACTTGACCCTCTTCGTATTGAATAATGAGAATGAGTTACGAATGGCCCATCTATATTAAAATTAATAGAACTAAATTTAGCTGAACCAGTTAATGTGACTTCAAATATTACTTGCTTGTATCCTCTGAACGGTGTAGCTTTTGTAGTACTTGTATCTGATGTAATCGAATCATAATCATATAGATGATACTGATCAGTATTTTCTGCTAATGTCTCTGTTGTGCCATCACCCCAATTTACAGTATAAGACGAGTCATCAGTCGTATCTAAATGAAAAGCAACATAATTATTAGCAGGAGCTACATCATTAGGATAGACAGCTACCAAACCTTTAATTTTTTCTGGGACTTGATCAGTTCCATATGCTGCGTTTATACCTAAATCAAGAAATTCAGTAGGACGTTCGTATGTTAGATCGTTGTCAAACTTAACCGTAGTTGGTAGTCTTCGTGTAACATTGCCTGGGGATAAACTAGGTAAAAAACTCATACTATATTACCTCCTAAAAATGCATACTCTGCTGATTTATATATAACTTGAGCTTGTCCATAAATTCCAGCTATATCACTAGCTCCATTAAAAGAATTTAATCCAGATAGACCTGTCCCGCTAATAAAAGAAACTGGATTGTGTGTTTCTGCTATAAATGTTGTTGTATACCCTGCAACTTGAGAAGGAACTGTAATATTTATTGATCCAGTATTTTGTAATAAAACTGTTGCACCTTTATGTACATCACCTAAAGTAAAACTACTTGCTGCAGTTAAAAATGTATTTTCAGTTAAAGTTATTTTACCAACATTTGTAGTTCCTGTTGCTGATATACTACCTACAACTGTTAAAGCTTCATTAGGTGAATTAGTTCCTATACCAACATTACCAGAAGAATCAATAGCCAGTCTAGTCGGCCCATTGGTTGTATCAGAAATTTGAAAACTACCATTATTATTCTTAATACTAAAATCGGAATTATTATTTGTGTCATTTAAAAATATTTTTGGTTCAGTAGAAGAAATTCTAAAATCGCCATCTTTTATATCTAATAACTTACTTGGATCTGATCTTCCTATACCAACGTTGCCAGAAGAGTCAATTCTTATAACCTCATCATTAGTGTTTCCATTACCAACCAAAACATCACTACTACTTCTAGCTTGAATACTAAAAAATCCAGCACTATCGTATAAAAGCGCTGACTCTAATCCAGCTGCAACCAATGCAGTAGATTTACCATCAGTTCTATTGACTATAACAGAGCCTGCAGAACTAGTTTGTTCAACAAGGGCTTTGCCACCAGATACATGTAATAATTGTGAGGGTGACGTAGTTCCTATACCAACGTTATTATTATTGGGATTTAAAATTACTTCTCCATCGGATTGAAGTGAAATCTCTGCTGCTCCAGTACCAACACGAGTAATGACAAAATCTGAAGAAGAATTACTATCAATAAAATATGCTTTAACACTTTGCGACCCAGCGTTAGAAAACTCAAGACCAGAACCAGAACCAGACGCACCGGCAATATGTAACTTTGATGAGGGTGATGTAGTTCCTATACCAACTTTACCATCTCCATCGAATCTAACACTTTCAGAAATTGTACCATTATTAGTAGTAAAAAAACCTAAACCGTAATCATTAGAACCTTCACCTTCATGTCTTATTAATGTTCTTTTAGCAAGACTTCCATCAGTTACAAATTCTATTGCAGGTCCTGCATTATCCCCTGTCCCCATTAATGAAACTCTAGATGCATATTGTGTACCATTATCATGTACTTTAATTGCTCTAGTTTGACTATAAGCTGGGGTATTTCCTATTGATATAGTACCGAAAGAATTTATATCAGCTGCTGATATACCCCCATTAACTGTCAAAGCTTCATTAGGTGTTGTAGTTCCTATACCAACTTTATTATTAGTTGAATCAACTTTTAGTGTAGGTACTAAACCCGCGCCAACAATTATATTATTATTAAAATTTACTTCAGCATCAAAACCAACACTAGTATCACTATTAAATATAACTTCATCGCCGAACTCAACACTACCATTAAAATTAGTCTGATCATCAAAATCTACACCACCATTAAACGTAGCAGTATTAAAGTCCGCTTGGGTATTAATATTAAGATTCTGTCCTGCAATAGTTCCACTAGTAGATGTAATACCACGAACAGTTAAATTATTATTACCTGAAATAGAACCGTTAACAGTTAAAGCTTCACTGGGTGATGTAGTACCTACCCCAACTTTACCAGCAGAAGTAATGCGCATTTTTTCTTGTTGGTTATTTACCTTAAAATGCATGCTATCGTCGCTGTTATCATAAGTAACAGAGCCAGTGCTAACATCACTTTGATCACCAAACAATAAAGTTGCCTTCCCAGCATTTGAACTTCTTATATTTAAATTTACATTTGCATTGTTTTTATTTAGCTCCAAATCTTGAACTGGACTTGTTGTTCCTATACCAACATTACCAGCAGAATCAATAGTCATTCTTTCAGTTGCATTTGTTTTAAATGCAAGATCATTAGAGGTGTTTTTAAAAGTAATTGCGCCTTGATTATTCGAATCAGCGTCTCCAAAATGTATAAATGCATTACCTGCAGTTCCTGCTATAAGGCCAATACCAAGATTATCTGAAGTATTGTCATTGTTTTGGAAAACAGCTACTTCGCTGCCAAGGGTAGGAACTGTTCCTTCGCCCTCTACAACATGAAGGTTGACAGATGGTGTTGTAGTTCCTATACCTACGTTGCCAGCACTATTAATGCGCATCCTTTCTGTATTATTTGTTCCTAAAGATAAGTTTTCAGCAAACTGGTTAATAAATTCTAACGAATTAGTATTACTTTTATAACCAATTCTGCCGATAACAGCCCCACCGTCTTGCTTGAAAACAATTCGGGCGTTATCTGTTTCAGTTACATTGTCAGTATCTGCTTCAATCGTCAATATTGTTGGGCCTGAGGACGATAGGTGAAGTGTAGAATCGGGACTGGTTGTTCCTATACCAACATTACCAGCAGTATCTAAAGTTATGGCTTCTATACTACAATTAAAAATTCCTAATTTTGTATGATCGCTTCCACCGCTTTGATCTAAACCTTTACTATTTCCTCGTACACCTCTCAAACCTAAGCTTTGACCGGCTCGAATTGACTTACCTGTAAAACAAACATCATTACCAGCTATAGTTATTATTTCATTAGCATCAGTATCTACAATATTACCCCCAAGTTCTAAATTATTACTAGAAGATATATTGCCTGTAGCTGATATATCACCTACCACAGTTAAAGGTTTGTTTGGTAGTTGGCCTGGTGATGTTCCTATACCTACAACATCTCTTACCCGGACTTGAACTGCAGATACTATATCACTTATAGTAGTAGAAGGTTGAATAATATTAGGATTTGATCTTTGTCTTTTTTGAAATTCAGGGTTACCACCAGAATCGACTTTAAATACAATATCGTTATCAGGGTCGTTAGATGACTCTAATACTATTTCTGAAGCTTTAATTCTTTTAGGTAAATTATTTCTATCTCTAAATTCAATATCTCCTTCACCGTCGGTACTAATTTTTGTACCGCTTAAATCAATAGTACTACCTGCAAGAAATATATCTTTAAATCTTAAAGCTGAACTACCTATATTAAATGTAGTAGTTTCTGATGGTAATATATCTCCTGCAACATTAATATTTTTAGCACTTAATCCACCGCTAGCAGATAAATCACCTGTTACATTAAACCCAGATAATTCAAATCCTATGTCTAATTGTGTTGATGATAATATACTAGTAGCTAAAATAGTATCAGCTTTAATAGTCCCAGACACGTTTAGATCTCCATCCATTGTGCCTCCGCTATCAAATGAATCTATTCCTAAATAGTTCGATGCTGATAAATTACCTACTACTATAAGATCACCATCCATTGTACCGCCTAAAGCAAACTGTTTAGCAATACTACCACCTCCTGAAGACATTTCAACGTATCGTTTTAATGATACTATATCTCCTCTTAAAGAATTACTAATTTCATCTTGTAATGATTCTTTTATTTGAGTAAGTTCAACGTCTTGTATTTTTTCTTTTAAGATCGTTTTATATTCAACAACATCTTTATTATTAACTGCAGCTAATAATTCTTCATATTTTTTATTTTCTTCTTCAGATAAATTTTTAAACTTATTATCAATACTTTCAAATTCTTCGCTGATAAATTTTTTAAGTTCTTTGTTCTTTAAAACTAATTCATCTTGTTCTAATAATTTTTCTTTTAAAATATTTAAATCTTCAAATTTTTTATTAGTTAAACTATTATTTTCCTTTAATTTATCTTTTATAGAATTTAGTTCTAAAAAATTATGAGTAATTTTTTTATCACTAGAAATAATTTTATTTTTATATTCTTTAGTAATACCTTCTAAAAATACATTTACACTGCTATCGATTTCATTTACTTTTTTTTCTAAAATACTATCGATATTTTTCTTACTAAAATCTTCTACACCGTGTAATTCTGATTGAAGTAATATAAATTTTTCATCAAGTTCAGTAGTTATTTTTTCTAACTTTTCTTCAATTATTATTTTTTTTTTATCTTCTAACTTTTCAAAAAATAAATCTAACTTATTTGATATATCATCTTTTAAAGAAACAATTTTTTCTTCAAATTGTTCTTCCAACTCATGTAAAAAAACTAATTTATTATTAACATGATGTTCAATAATATTTTCATAATTTACTTCTATATTATCTGGAGTTTCATTATCAATATTAACCTCTTCAATTTCATTTTTCTCAACTGTTAAATTTTCTTCAGGTATTGTTCTAATAAAATATATATTTTCTTCGTTTAATTCGACATAGTTTTTACCGTTATCCACTAATATAGCTTCTGCTGAATATTTTTTACTATCTATATTAACTTCTAATAATACTTTAGGACCTAAATCAGAATCTCCTACCTTTTCTAAGATTAATTTTTTATCGCTAATAAAGCATTCGTATATATCAAAGAATAATTCTTTTTTACTATTAATAGAAATAATATTTTCTTCTATACTATCCGAAAAAATTAGATCTATATCAACATTATTAACTTGACACGATAACATATATAGGATATTTAAGGTTAAATTTTAGTTTCTCCATTTAATGTTCAATTCTTTTTCAGTTATCAGTAAAAATTTATAACCCTTCTTCTTTGCCCATTCATTTGCTGCTTTCCATTTAGCTGTGTTTTGTATATACATCTTTTGTTCATATAATATAGTTTTTTGCTTTTTAAATTTTGTTTTAACTGGTCTAATAGTTTGTTTACTTGGCTTTATTTCAATTAAAAATTTATTTTTATTACCATTTTTATCTTTAAATACAATATAATTATCAACAAAATATCTATGCACTTTACCATCTAAAGGATTTAAGTATGGTATAATTATATTTTCACTACCCCAAGCTAATATATTTTCATTCAAATCAGCCCATCTAAAAAATTTTAACTCCCATCCTGAGCGATAAATAGGATTATTTTTACCAACATATTTTTTTGGATTAGTAGGATTAAAAATTCCTTGTCTAAATCTTTTATCTTTTTTCATATTTTGGTTATAAATATAGTTATGACGTTTGAAGAGAAAATCATTAAGAATAGCAAAATAAGACAAAAAAACTTAATGCGACCTGCTAAAATCGCATTTGAAAAACCTGATACTGGAGTAACTATAAATAAAAAAGGAGCTTACTATTTAATAAAAGATTCAGCCGATATAACTGTTAAATATTTATCTCACTTATCATATGCAAGTTATAAAAATCCAATATCAGATCTTAAAGGAAAGTTTACTCAATCAGAGATAATAGATTTTGTTGGTAGAGCAAAAGAAGAAAATTATACAAATCAATTGTTAAGTATAATTTTAACTGATATAGGGGTTACTATTCCAGTCACACAAGTAGTAGAAGAAAATCAATCAGAAGAAATTGATTTAACCTTTAATGATGATGAAGATGTATATGGGGATTATGAAACTGAAGAAGAAGTTAATGTTGAATCTTCATCATCACCGCAAGAATCTATTGATATAAAAGATGCTAGTATAGTTATTCAAAAATTAATAGAAGTTTTTGAAGCAAAATAATTTTTAACCAACAAAGAACAAAGGAGGATCTGCATCTCCTTGACCTGGAGCTGCTCCTGTGTATAAAGTATTTTCTAATTTTTCTTTTTCAGCTAAACCTTGCGTCATTAAGTCAGTAGAGTTTAATGACCCTCCACCAAATAATTGAACTGAACCATATTTACCTCTAATATTAGCTACTGCCATTTTTGTCAATGCTAATGAATATTGATACACCCATAGCTCTTTTAATATATCTCTTATAGGTCTTTCAACATAACATGATATAACACCATAAAATCTAACATTACTACTATTTGCATTAGGTTGAGGGAACATTCTTAATATTTGAGTTCTTTCATCAAATGAATATGATCGTCTAGTAGCTAATAATTTTTCACGAGTTTCAAGCCAATTTTTAAGAGTATACCAGCTAATTAAATCAAATCCATAATTACCCATAGCATAACTAAAATAAGTTTGCTGAGCTAAAGTTTGTTCAATAGTAAATAAAGTATTAATACCTGTGCTTGAACCTTCTTCAAAATCAGTAACTGCTATAACTTTTCTATAATCCATTATATCATAGTCAAAACTATTAATAAAATGTTCATTATTTTCAGTTATTGTACCCTTTACAGTAAAATTATTTTTTACCTGAGGTATAAAAAAGGTACTAACTGACGGTACTTCGGATACTATTTCGTCATAAAAACCTTCAGTAAAAATATCATTAGCAGAAACACCGCTCAATAATGCTGATGATAAACTATTT